CGTATCAATCGCCGCTATAGCCAAAATCTTGGGGGTGGCAGCAAACTCGGCCAAAATTTGCCGTTGCCGCAGCGCCTTCGCGCCGCTCACGCGCGGGGCAATTTTCTGCAAAATATCGGCAGTAACAATCGGCATGGCAAACCTCGGCATAAAAAAAGCACCTGCTGCAAACAGGTGCCATTCTATAATTTTGCCTATCACTGCATAACGGGCATTATGCCCTCTGTATCACAGTTTTTGCAGATAATCCTCTATCTCTATTTGCCCGGGCAGTGCCTGTCTTCTCCGGCCGGCGCGGCGCGGTCGGCAGCTCCCGTTCTTTATTTTGCGCACTTGACGCTGCGATATGGTTAGCGCCAAGGCAATATCGCGCTGGCTATAATGCAAAGCCTGCAATTCATGCACCATATAATCCAGCCCTTCCAGGCTGAACATATTACGCGGCACTTCCAGCGTTGCACCGCCAAAAGCAGCGCATAGCTTTTGTGCATTATCGCGGCCGATCACGTTAAAGTCACTGTCATCGGCAATTTTACGCGGAACATAAATGCGGCAGCCCGGCCAATAATAGACAAGTTGCTTTGCTGTGTATATGCCGCATATCTCTGCCACTTCCCGCATTGTCTTGGTTAAACAATTCAGCGGTATTTCCGGTTTTTCAACATGAATAGCCGCAATTTGTCGTGCCAATGCTTTCATTTCTGTCCTCCTCTGATTTGCTTCCGTATCAGCTCCCCCAGCCGGGCAATTTCATCATTCAGCCTGGTTGCAATTACTTTTGGCGCTTCATATATGCCCAAAATCCGCCTTTGCGCCGCCAATACCCGGCGCTGCAGCGCTTCTGTCCGCGCTTTGCCGTGAGGCGCGTCTACCGCCCAATCAACGCCTGCCTCGCGGGCGCAAATGGCCTTGATCGCCTCAATAATCTTTGCCACCTCTGCCCCGTCCGTCAGAAATTGCGTGTGCTCCAAGCCAGTCTGACGCTTGGCAAAAGCAATCAGCGCCTTGTCATCACGATTGCGCAAAACGCCCAGATTATAGCCATTCAACCACATTGCCCGCAGCAGGCCGGCATATTTGCCGCTCACAGTGGCACTTCTCGGCCGGGCCGGCTTGGCCATGCCCGGCAGCCGGCGCAGCGCCAAAATCACCTTATGCGCCTGCTCGTAATTCATAGCGGCGCAGCTCTCTTTGCCGCATTCGCGCGCCATAAAAGCCCGCCGCGTATCTTCGTCCATGCCCGCCCGTTTTGCTTCCACATGGATAGCCGCAATCTGCCGGTTCAGTGCCTTCATTTTTGTTTCCCCAAGGCATAAAGAAAAACCGCAACCCCAAAGCCGTAATCATAGGGAGAAGAGCAGCCCAGATACCGCACAAAGAAAAACATGGGGATCGCTGTCGCCAGCGCTATCAGAGTTTTTTCCAGTGTCATGCCTCTTCTCCAGTCCATTCGGCGATAATATCTGCCTGCAATTCACTCACTAAAGTGCTTAGTGCGCCGATAATGAGCAACTGGTCAGAGCGTTCCAGCGCGCGGAATTCCGCCGGCATAAGCCGCACCCCGCCATCAGGGTGTCGGAAAATGTTCAGGTGATAGAGCAAATCTTCATGCGGCCTGCCTATCGGCCTTATATTATTCACCTGTTCCATTTTCCTTCTCCCTTTCCTTGCCGGCATTAAGACTGTCGAACAAACGGCGCATAGGCCCCTGCATTTTCAAATCAAGGCCGTCCAACAAAGCTTCTAGTTCCTTTCTGGTCAGAACCTTTTTTTCTTTTGGCTTTGCCGGCGGCAGCTTTTGCGGGCGAACAGCTCGCGCTGCCGCGGCGCGCTGACTTGCTGCAACCTCTTTCACTTCAGCCGATATTTCCTCTACAGACGGTGCAAATCCTCTATTCTTGCGCGGCACTTCAGCCCGCAAAAAGCGCATCACCGCTTCTTCTACTGCCTCTACCGGATAAGGTGCCAAGGCCATACCGGCACCGTTCATAAAAATCTCGTAATCAATAGCCTCTGTCTGATGGTAAGCGTTGAGGATAAGGACGATGGCATTCAGTTTCCGCCGATCTATCGCCATTATCTGCCTCTCGCTGTATTAGCCTTGCCGCGGCATCACTTGCCCGGCCGCGCATATATTTACCGCCATGCTCGGCCTGTTTCGCCTTTGCCGCCGCCGCTTGTGCCTGTGCTTTGCTGGCGGCTACCCAATTTTCGTCAAACCCCCGCCAGCCCTGGCTGGTCATGTGGTCAATACAGGTAGTGACAGACCAGCCAAACATCTTTCTGGCAGCGGCAAAATGCTTGACCAGGCCTTCTGCCGCGCGGCGTGTCAGCGGCATTTTTTTTGCCTTACGGTGGCTGATAAGGTCATCGGCGTCTTGGGCCGACATCATTGTTAGCAAATATTCCCGCACATCATCATTTTTGCCGGCTTTTGCCGGCAGAGCCACTTTTCCGGCAATAGGCGCGAGCACGCCGTCATGCACTAATCGGTCAATATCGGCATTTTCCGCCGGCGCCGGGCCTTTATAAAGCTGCTCCATTGCGACCCCCTTTCATGAATAATAGCCAATGGAACGGGTATTTAATCCGCCCCATATGGCCGATAATTGGCTTTTGCGGCGCCAGCGGCAGGATTTTGCGCAACGGAATATCCTTTTCCGACCATTTAAATACAAGCACACCGTGGATTTTGAGAACGCGGAAGCATTCGGCAAAGCCGCGCCGCAAATCGTCTTGCCAAAGGTTTTTGTCCTGCCGGCCATATTTGAGCGCAAGCCACGATCGCGGCCCGGCCTTAACCAGATGCGGCGGATCAAACAAGACCAAATAAAAGCTTTCATCGGCAAAAGGCATTGCCCGAAAATCCATTTGCACATCGGGATCAATAGTCAGTGTCCGGCCATCGCAAAGCGTATGGCTCTCCCGCCTTATATCGGCAAAAAGCACATCAGGATTGTCTTTGTCAGCGTGCATCATGCGCGCCCCGCAACAAGCATCAAGTATTGGTGGCAAATGCGTCATTGCTTATTCCCCCACCGGCTGGAGCGGAAAATCATGGTGCAAGACACCGTCCAGCAGCCCTTTTTGCTGGCCTTCAGGGATATGCTTCCCCCATTGTTTAAAGAAAAACGGTATGCCCGCTTGCGCGCATTTATCGCGCAAATCACGCGCCCATGCGGCTTCCATCGGCCGCGCATTCAAGCCGCTTTCTCCGCCGACAATAACCCAGTCAATGCCGGATAAATCCGCATCGGCAACGGGGCCAAGAAGCGGCTCAAATGAGATAAAATGCCGTGCCCCAGAGCATTTACGCAGTGCTTTTGTTCTACAAAGCGTTTCACTATTCTCTATGCTCGTCCCAAGCCAAACATTCAGCAAAAACGGGAAAGCAGGCGGGTATGTATAAAACAAAACTTCGGTCATGCGCTCTGGGCGCTTTGTTAATATTTGATATATATGCTGCGGCGTTGCCGCCATTATCGCCCAAATATCGGCAATAAAATTCACTGGCACATCGGGGTGAAAAAGGTCAGACATGGAATTGACAAATATCCGGCGCGGTTTTTTCCACTTGAGCGGAACAGATAATGACTTTTTGTTGCAGCGGATTTTGCCTGTCCATTTGGCGCGGCCGCCGCTTTTGCGGGTCAGGCCGGCATATTTGCGGCTGCCCATTGCCGCAAGGCGGGAGGCCATCTGCATAGCATAGCAGTTTGTGCAGCCGGGCGACACAATACTGCACCCGGCCACCGGGTTCCAAACCGCGTCTGTCCATTCAATGTTAGTTCGTGCCATTGTCATTCTCCAACTGCCATTTGATAAGCAGGCCCCGATATTCGCCGTCACAGTCTGCTTTTTTTGCAAAAAAAATCTGCCATCTGTCCTTGCGCGTTCCGACCAGGCTTCGCCCGGAACCCGTCAGCCATAGCAAAGCGTGCAATAGCAAAATTGTCACCTACAGGCTCTCCGTAACCAGTCGGATTATCTGCTTGATAGATGATTATGTCGCGTATGTAAGCGCCAGAGGTCGGGATATAGCCAATCAAGATTTTAATAGGCGTGACACTTGTGCAGATTGCTTCCCCCAGCTTACGGCAGGACTTGGTGCGCTGTCCGGTATAAAGCTGCAACCTGTCTCCCGCCCTAGCATGAGAGCGTTTGCCGAGACGCCTTATCGTCTGGCATTTCTCACCACTCGCCACCAAATCGGCGAATTGCTCTTTAAAATTGTAAACGACCATTGCCGCTTCCCTTTTCTTTGACATTTCAATGGAGGTGCGGACGCCCCAGCTTTGCCCCTTGTTGCTGTTTTTCAGCGTCCAAATAATGGAGCAAGCCGTTCGCCATAACGATGGCGATAAGCGCTTTTTCAGCCAGTGCCAGCTCAAAGATTTTTCCTTGATAGGTTTCATGTAAGAGGAGGTGGATAGTATCTTTTATTGAACGCACCAACGCCGCTTCAAAACCTTCATCTTCACAATCCTTTAAAAATACAGGCATCAAATCGGCCTGCATTTGCGCCCGCACCTCGTGCATTTTCGCGCAAATCATGCGCAATTTTTCCTCTGTCTGCTCTTTGTTCATTTTTGCGCCTCAAGGTTTATGCCGCCTGCGCCCGAAACAGATGACCAAACACCGCTTAAACGGAAACGGTATATGTCCTCTATTGTATAAGCGGCAGCCTTTTTCCGATATTTCAGCATTACAGTCAGCCCATCTTTGCGAGGATAAAAGCGGATAGCGGATATTTTAAACTCCCAGCCATCGGCTAAGAGAGCGGCATGCTTAGGTTGCAGCACTTCAATATTCGCCACCACCCATATTTTTGCTCTCTCGGCCGGAAATTTGGGCTGTTTGATAGGCCGTTTTGCCTTACGCATTTTTCATCTCCTGCAACTTCCTCTAAGAGGGCGTTTTCCTGCCCTTATTAGGGGCAGGCAATCTCACAGCTTCGCCAAATCAATGCTGATGGCTTTCCAACTGTCTTTAATACCGGCGCGCTCATAAAAGCGGATATATTCGCGGGACAACACCACCCGCATAGCATCGCGGATTGCCTGCATGGCGCGCTGCCAGCGCTCATCGTCAATATCCAGGCGCAACAGCATGAATATTTCGGAGCGATTGACCTTGCCTTCTTTATCTGTGTTGAAAGCGCGGGTGATAATGGCGCGAACTTCAGGGCGGCTGTCAGCCGTCCATTCATTCATGCACTCGTCCAGCAAGGCTTTCGCCACCTGCAATTCGCTTCCGAAATCAATGACATCAGCAACTTGCACCACCACTTTTTGCAGGCCATCATAGCTCATATATGTGCGGTTGCCTTTGCGTCCGCCTTTGGTTGCGCCATATTCCTGCTCAATTAGGGCATCAAAGCTGCCTAAATATTCAGCTACATGGCCTTTGAAACGACCAATCTGGGCAGACAGGTCTTTGGCATAAAAAATCTCGCGGCGGACAACCTCATCTTCTAACTTGTGCTGCGGCTTTACTATTTCCAAGGGAACCATACGGCCTTCCGCGTCCACCATATATTGCCTGCCATTCATGGTCACAACGCCTTTGACGGCGGCTTCACAGCTTGCCTCTTCCCGCGCCTTACTGATAAGCGCGCGCGCCTCTGCCATTCCTATTGCTGCTTTTTGCTGTTCCATTTCATTTCACCTTTCTGGCTGCGTATTCAATTTTCCAATTTTCTGATGCCGGAATTTTGCATTTCGCTGCATCTTCGGCGGCGTCATAATCAATTCTCCTGCCTCTTTGTTTTTTCCGCATATTTTTCTGCATGAGCGATAGGCGCAGCGCCTCTTTCGCATCGGCGGCAGAAAGACGATCAGCATTGCGCCAGCCGACTGCACAGTCTCTGAATCGATAGGTGATTGAATAAACCTTCATACTACGCTCTCCTCACTCTGCCGCCAGCACCGGCCGCGCCACGATAGGGAACAGCACGACATTCTCGGAAAGCAAGCTCGCCTGCATCTGTGCCACTGTCCGCTTTGCCGGCAGCGGCAGCGCGGCGTCCAGCCGGGCAAGAGCGCGGTCAAGCTGTCCTCTTGTCAGCGCCAAATCGCCAGCCTGCTGTCGTAAAATCTGAACAGTTCCTAAAATCGCCTCCCGCAATATTCGTATTTCCTGCGGGGTAAAAAAAGTTCCCGTGGTTTCAAACTGCAACATCTCATCAGCAAATTCGTCTAATGCCTGCACTTTATTCTTCGTCATAGCCCGTCTCATTACCTTCTCCCATCATGCGCACCGCTTCGGGGTTAAATTTACAAATCCGGCAAGCCTGCCAATGCTTTACCTCGGCCCGGTTACTAGTCGGGCAGCGGCGCTCGCGGAACAGCCGGCATTCTATCGCCGTTAATTCCTTACCCAGATGCGGGCAGAGCATTATTGCGTTGAGGCGCTCCATAATCGCCGCCCGCATTTTGCCAGTGCCGCCCACATATTTGCCGGCCAAGGCAGTGCTGACCGCCCCGCGCGAATAGCCGATTTTATCAGCCACGGCCTTGATACTGCCCAGCTTCTCAATGCCGGCGCGCAACAGGCTCAAAGCCTCATTATCAAGCTGCTTCCATGCCTTAGCCATTGCTGCCCGCCCCTTCATTCAGATCGACAAGCCGCCCTTTGCTCCATACAGGCGCGCGCGGCCCTGTATCTTTAATCAAACGGTAGATTTTAAAACCGTTGGAAGTTTCAGCCTGCCCAGCCTGTCGCTGCGGCAGCTCTGTTAAATAACCACTGCCCGCCAATTTGCGGATATAGGCCTGAATATTGTCATACGGGGTCGCTTCTTCCCCCGTGCAAGCCAAGATAGCCAGATCAGAGACAGTAAATCTCCGTATCAGGCGGATAGCGCGCCAAATACGCTGCCTTTGTGTGTCAGCATAAATTTTCGGCCTACCTATCGTCCCTTTTGGCCCGCTTTTCAGCATTTCGCCTTTGTCCAAAAAAGCAGAACCCGGTGCCGTGAGACTAAAACCCCCCTTATCTTCCCGGCTTAAAAAGCCGCGTAAGATAAGCTTGCTTGCTGCCTTCGCAATATATTTACGACCGATAGGCAAATGCTCTGCCAAAGCGTCAAGGCTCAAATGCCCCTTGCCAACCGCGCCCAAAACGGCAATCTGATGCGTTGCTATTCCGGCCATCACACAATCTCCGGCACATATATTGGCTGCCCGCTTTTGCGGTCATTCACCAGCAATTTGCCGGCCATATCGGCAAGCTGCATCGGCTTCTCCGGCGTGTAATCACCGCGTTTGCCGGCACGCTCAATATTGGCAATCGCCTCTTTAATTTCGCGATTATAGCCATGGGTGATTTGATGGATAAAAGCGCTCAAATCCTCGCCTACCGGCACTTCGCATATCTCACGCATAAAGCGTTGGACATCGATAAGCTCGCCCTGTTCAAACCGCACATATTGCGCGATACGGCTTGCTACTTGCGGCAACATGGTCAGATTATCGCGGATCTTGCCCATGCCGACCAAAACAAAGACAATGTCGCCCATATCGCTAAAATCGCGAATGCTCTCCATAATCCGCTTATTGCTGCTGATGTGGTCAGCCTCATCAATGATGATGCAAAAGGTCTTGCGCCGCGCTGCCATCATGCTTTGCCGTGCCAGCATTGCTTCCATGCTCTGCTCAAACCGGCTGGCATAGCTGTGCGCCGGCTGAATGCGGAATTCATTCAGCAAATCAGCGAGGAACCAGCCCGGCGTCCATTCCTTCTTGGCGCGCAGATAGATGCTCTCATTCTGCACCGCCCAGCGGTAAAGCGTGGTGGTTTTGCCTAAGCCCGGTTTCCCGTCTACCACCATCAGGCAGGCTTCCTGCGCGCCGCGCCGCTCTAAAGCAGTCAAGGCTTCGGCAAAGCGGTTTGCGTTTTCCGTATTGACAAAGACATTCTTCATTTCTATCCTGACCTTTCCTCTGTGCTCTCAAGCGGCAGCGCTTGCCCTTGCTATCTCCACTAATGCTTGCAGGTTTACGCCATTGCTTGAGAGCCAATCTTTCATGGCATGGGTTGCCAGCAAATCTTCCCTGATATTCGCTCTGTCCTGTGCCGTTGCCCGTTCCGGGTTGGCGATAAGCCACAGCGCATAATCAATATCTCCCTTAAAATTCGGCCGGGCATTTGGGTCGGCGGCCACATTTTCTGCCCGCGGCGCCGGCAAAACCTTAACCGCTTCCAGCGCCGGCACGGGCGACACGATTTGCGGCAGCGGCCGCGTGGTATGCGCCGCAATCACCATGGTGCGCAATTCGGCATCAATCACATCGGCCTTCCTGCCCACCCGGGCGCGCCGGCCTTTATGGCGCTTTTCGGCCGCTTTCTCGGCTGCCGTCATCGGCACCATGCGCGTCTTATGCCCGGCAAAAGCCGCTTTGCCGATAAGCGCGCCCGGCCGCCGCTCACCGTCTATCATGGTGATAGCGCGGCAAATAACGCTGTCGGCATTAGTCGGGTCATAAGCGATAATCACCTCTTCGCCGTGATAGCTCTCCAGATCGCCGCAGAAATACTGGTTATCAAACAACTCAACCACGCCGCGGCGGGTTCGCCTAATTTCCCAAATCAGCCGCAATTCCGCCAGTTCTGCCGCGTCCACTATATCGGCCGTCCAACCTTGCGCTTCCGCCAGCCGCCACGCTTCATTGGGGCTTAAATGCCGCTTTTTGCCCGTTTCCGGGTCTATAATAGCGTCCAGCGAGCGGTGCGGCCGGGCATTATAATCGGCAATCATATCGGCACAGGCTTCCATAAAAGCTGCCCAGCTCGGCAAAGTGGCTGATATGCCGGTCTCGGCCAGCTCTTTACGCGTTACCTTATGCACGGCCTGCGCCGCTTCCTTGTCCATATCGCCGCCCAAATAAGTCGGCATTGTCCGGGCAAGGTTCGTCCAATGCCGGTTAAACCGTTCAATCAAGCCCTTGGCCTGCGAATTGTAAGGCAAAGCGTGCATCGGGGTGATACTTAGCCGCTCCAGAAGCCCGGTTAAGCTGTCTTCCATCGCCGCGTTTTTGTAGCCCGGCCCATTGTCGGTATAAAATATCGCCGGTATGCCGGCCTTGCTCACCGCCATTAACAACGCGTCCGCCACCGCATTGGCACTCTCATCAAGCGCCGCGCTCCAGCCCACTACCCGCCGGGTTTTTGCGTCAATAATGGTCGTTAGCTCGGGGCGGAAAGGCCGCCCATGCGCCGGGTGCGCAATTTCCGCATTAAAGGTCTTGCCGTCAGCCTGATACATTTCTGCCGGCATCATGTCGCTTGTGTCGCGGCTTATATAGCTCTGCATCTTCTTCAGCTCCCGCGGCCCCATGCGCCCCTTATTGCGTTCAAGCATGGTCATTTTGCCCATTGCCGTTCTTATCTGCCCAATGCTTGGCAGCTTCGCCCGTGGCTGTTCCTGCCGCCACATATCCAGCGCCTGTTGCATGCTCGGCTTGCTCGGCAAGCCGTAAAAGCGATAAAAAGCCCGTATCCAGTGCGGCACCCCGCCGGCCTGTCTTTTGGCCGGTGCCAGTGCAGCAATGGCGCAGCCGCTCTGGCGATAGCGCTTTATCCAGCGCATAACCGTGCGGGCGCTCAAGGGCGCGCTGTCCTCGCGGCTCTTATCATTGGCTTTAGCCGCCATACGCACCATTTGCTCTGTTGCCGTGCCGGCGCTCAAACCTGCCAGAAACTGCTCAATCATCACGCTCACCGCAATATCCTGCCACACTGCCTGCCGTTCAATTTCGCGCACCAGCACCAGCCGCGCTTCCATCACTTCCCGCTGCCGGGCTGTCAAATCCGCCGTGTTCTGCAGCGGCGCAATTTCTTTGCCCCCTGCCCCGGCTTGCGTCAGAACCGAAAGCGCGGTCATGTTTTCTGACGCTTCTTTTTGTCCAAGCCGCAAAAACTCTGCCTGTAAGGCTTCCTGTGCGTGCAAAGGCAATAATGAAAAGTGATATTCCCAGCCGCCGCCGCCTTCCCGCCCGGCGCGTATCCGCGCCAGAGCCGATTGCCGCCAACCTTCCCGCAATGCCAATTTTTTGATACCGAAGCGCGTTGTAGGCATATCAGCAATCACCAACCGCGCCACTGCTTCGGCAATCTCGGCATCTGTGTAATATTGCTGAAAGGCGCTCATCTCTTATTACCCGTCAAATAGCCATTTTTTGCTTTTCATTAACCATCACGCCAGCACTATTCACAGCGTCAGATTTTTTCTCTTTTAAAAATTTCTTATAAGCGTTAGAAATGACGCGGGGTTTTCTGGCCAAATATCGCTGTGGCCATAAATCCTCTGGCCTCTGCTCGATGAAGGCGGCAATAATTTCTTGAGCCTTACGGTGAGTGACGTGCTTCACTCGGCGGCAAGTCGAATCTGATAAGCAGTTCTCTCGTGCGAGTTCAGTCAAATTCGAACCACGGCGATGCACCTCTGCTTTGATTGCTTCCCAATCAAGAATGGGGGCATTTCGCATTCTGCATACCCTTCAAGGTGGCTAAAATGCCGCCTTTTAAACGGCATTAAAATAACATTCATTGTCCCCAATTAGGGATAACGAATGTTAAATTATGTAAAGTATACTTATCTGTCAAGTGGAGTTATCTTTCTTTTAGGAGAAGGCTGTGGAAAATATCGCAAAGCGGCTTATTGAGGAGAGAAATAGGATTGGCTTTAATCAAACAGCTTTCGCACGATTGCTAGGTATATCGCGGATTGCCCTAAGAAATATTGAGGCGGGAGAAAGCGTTTTTAAAATCGATGTTTTGCAAGCAGCCGCTGCCGTTGGTGTCGATATCCAGTATGTAATCACAGGCATTCACTCACAAAACACTTCTGATATAGAAGAAAAAATCGGTTATGAGCGCCAAGCTGTTAATATACATGGCAATATTAGCGGTGTTGGTATCATGACGGGCGGAAATGTGCGTATCGTCCAGACAAATATTCATAAGACGACCACGAAAGCTATCCCTAACCCCGGGAAAGAGCATATCAGCGAAGAGCAATGTGTTACACTAAGGCATCTGGTAGATAATGTAGTAGAGGCTGAACAAGCCCTAAAAAAAAGCCCTAAGACTTACAATGCGATCTGGAGCAGCGTAAATCGCCATTGTGGGGTTTCTACTTATCGCATGATAAAATCGGAAGATTTTGAAAAAGCTAGAAAATACCTTACAATGTGGATAGGGCGTTTAATGCGCTCAAAGTCTGCTCCTGTAAAAACAGGTGATGCTTGGCGGAAACGGCATTATACTTATATAAAGGTAAATTCTAAATCACCAAGCGATGAATCTGCTGTCAAAGCTTATATGAAGCGTAAATTCAAAGCTGAAAGCCTCACAGAACTTGATAATGACCAGCTTGAAGCGGTTTATAGGTATGTCGCAGGCAGGAAAAGCGCCAGAAAGTGAATTATGAAAAGTGTTAAAATAAGCGCCATTGCTACAGTTATTGCCTTGGCGTCACCTATCGCGTATGCACAGCAAGCTTTCAAGCTTAACACATCTGATTTCCTTGGTATTTATAAAAATCTAATCGGAAAATCGGTGGAAATAACTGACTGTCAGGCAAAAAGCATGGAGACACACTCTCAAGGTAGCCTAGAGTGTGTTTATGGTGAAGGTCTCGGACGCTTTATTATTTATGTTCCTACAGATAAAGTTCCGAACGACCAGCTCGCTTTCGGCCAGCGATATTGCACAGATACAGTTATTAGACGGCCCGAATGCAAAGCTACAATCCAGGGCCTAGCTGTAAAATTCCGCTTCCCGGGTGATCGTATTGACGCCGAAATTCGTGCGTCTTCTATTGAATGGCACTCGGAAGGTCTGCCGCGCCAAAAAATAACAACGGCCGATTTTATTAAAACCTATCGGCAATATGGCGGTAAGCCTGTTGAGATAACAGATTGCCACTTTGCCAAAGGCAGCAGTCCGTTCTGCAAAATTAAGGGGGATCTATGGATAGACACGGATCTAGTCCCGGAAGCAGAGCTTGCCACCGCCCTTAAATGCGCAAAAGCCTATAAATGCGTGGTATCCATATCAGGCTGGCCCATGGCTATGGACACAGCCGGCATTCGGGCAACTTCTATAGTTATCACTCAGCAGGAAGAGAAAAAGAGCTGGTGGTGAGTCACACTATATATTGTGTCAACCACAATATTAGGCGCGCAACCTTATCCATCTCTCTGTTTAAATCATCAGTCAGCGCTCAATTTCTATCACCTTGTTTATATTTACTTTTTCAAGGTTGCAACTTAGCCTGCTCTTTTTGTGCTAAAGTTGCAACCTCAAATGCTAATTTGCAAATTCATTTGTCAAAATGCGCTAAAACTTTTGGCAAAACATCTGACCAGCAACGCAAAGCCCTCATGCGCTTGGCTGCATAAACCCTGGGGAAACCATAATGAACAGGTTTGATTTCATTCTGCACGCGTTTTGAGCAGCTATTGGGCACATTCCGCGCAGCTTTGAGCACTTTTGCACAGGCGAATGCTTATGCTGTTTTTGGCAATTTTTTCTCAAAATCTCTTTTTTATTATTAAATATCAATATCATATTATTTGACAAATATTCCCTCACTTTTTGACAAATGATCCAGCCCCTTACAGCAACAGCCGCCGGCGGATCTTGTCCGCGCCGCTTGCATCATCGCCCGTTATGATCTGGCCAAATCCGGCCGCAGCGGGCCAACAGAAACAATGGCAGAGGAATTTAAAGGTGTCATAAAATGGCTGCAAGATGTGCAAAAGGGTATCGCGCAGCTTGATGCGCCGAAAGCCGGCCTTGCCGGAGAAAGCAGCGGCAGCCGTTTTTCTGACAGAGAGCCGATTTTTACGCCCGACAATTTGCGGTGGTCATAATGGTTGCGTCTTATAATACGCCGATCCGCCGCATGTCTCCCGTTATTGAAGAGCGGTTGCGGCTGGTTTTTCCCAAAAAACTGTTCCAGATAGACCGCGCCCCGGCCATTATGACGGTGAAGGAATATGAGCGCATTACCCGGCAATCACCATTTATCGGCCTTGCCTTCCTGTCAATTCAGGTTGGTGCTGCCAGCGGCCGGGAAATGCTTTGCCAATATCACTGGCGGCTTATCTGCGTGCTCAAAGCCACAGGCAGACTGGATCGCCGCTTTAAAGGCGATGCGCGCGATATGGGCATGGACGATATAATGGACGTGGCTATCGCCTGCCTGCATGGCCATAGCTTCAATGAGCTTGGCGCTTGTGAGGTGACAAGCGCCGATAGCGTCTTTCTGGAAAGCAAAGCAGCAGAATTTGCTGATGAAGATACGATAATGGCACATATCAATTTTGTTATTTCATCAACCTTGTCGGCCGCAGATCTGCGGCTGACAGATCCGGAAGATTTTAAAGGCCTGAATGTGTCATGGCTGGTGAATGGTGAAAAAGGAAGTGAAAATGCAGAAAAAGCTTAAACCTGCCGGCAGCCTTCCGGTGCTGATGGAAGATGGTGAGATGTTCCCCGCTGCCGGGGCGGAAGTGGAAATGTCGCAATATTACCGCCGCCGGCTCAAAGACGGCGATCTGGTGGAAATAACGGGCGGTGCCGCGCGGCCGGCTCGGACAGAGAAGGATAAGAATAATGGCTGATTTTACTTTTGACGAAATCCCGCTGGACTGGGTTGAGCCGGGCACTTATTTAGAGGCGCGGCCCAATTACGCACAACTTGGCCTGCTGCCTTACCCGGTCAAAAATCTGATTATCGGCCAGATTTTATCGACAGGCTCTTTAAAAGAGGGCGAGATTGTTGAAGTGGTTAATGCCGATGACGCTATTGCGCTTTTCGGCGCCGGCTCCAGCGGGGCGGAAATGGTCAAGGCGTTTAGAGCGGGCAACAGCACCCAGCCTCTTTATGTAACAGGTCTGCTTGATGATGTCTCCGGCGTTGCCGCTACCGGCAGCCTGGCATTTAACGGCACAGTCAGCGCAGCTTCCGTGCTGCGTTTTAAAATTGGCGGCCGGTCGGTCAAGATTTCGGTAGCGGCTAAAGATGATATGCCGGCTATCGCTACCAAACTTGCGGCGGCGATTAGCCAAGATGATGCTATGCCGGTAAAGGCAACGGCAGCGATCGGCACGGTGAGCCTAACCGCCAAATATACCGGAGAGCTGGGCAATGATATAGATTTCCGCGTAGATAGCGCCGCGGCGCCCTTGCCGCAGGGGCTTGATGTTACTATCACTCCCATGGCCGATGGCGCCGGCAATCCCGACATTAACAAAGTGCTGGATAGCTTGGCGCAAAACTGGTTTACCTCACTATCAGTGCCGTGGACGGACAAAACCAATATGGAAGCGCTGGCCCTGTGGCTGGACGAACAGTTCAAAGCCATGAGCAAGCGCGATTGTCTGGGCTTTGTCGCCAAGCGGGCCGGCTTTAGTGAGGCAGTGGCATGGGGCAAGCTCACCAATTGCGCCTTCCTCTCCGCCGCGCCGCTGAAAGCCTCACCGACATCGAGCTGGGCACTGGCTGCCAGCCTGCAAGGTATTGCCGCCAAACATTTGGCCGATGACCCGGCGCGGCAATTGCGCACTCTGATGCTGCCCAATGTGCAGGCGCCGGATAGCGCTGACCAGTGGACAGAGCAGGAACGCGATTTGCTTCTGCGTAGTGGCTGCTCCTCACTCACCTGCACGGCCGAGGGTGCAGTCACCATCAGCCGTATTATTACGACTTACAAGCATAATAATTTGGGCACGGCCGATCGCGCCTGGCTGGACATTATGACATCAGCGACAGTCAGCCGTATCCGTTATGATTGGGCGGCTTTTATCACCCTTAATTATCCGCGCTGCAAGCTGGCTGACGATGACGATGTGGCTGCTTTTGCCGGCCGGCTGGATAGTAACGGTCTGCCCGATAATGCGGTGGTGACCCCCGGCCGCATGAAGGCAAGCTGGGCCGGGCGCTGCGCTCTTTACGCCAATCAAGCATGGATTATCGACGTGGATCAGACGATCCGCGACAGCATTTTTGAACGCTCGCCGAGCGATAAAAACCGTATGCAAAGCCGTCAGCGCATTAACATTATCGGCAATTTGATGGTTTTTGCCGGCAGTCTGGAATTCCGGGCTTAGTAATTTGCGCTCACGGCAGCAGGGCAAGCCCTGCGCCTGCGCGGGCGCGCCAAATGATTGGCGGCGGCCATTTGGCCTTGCGGGGCAAGTGCCCCGATACAAACAGAAAGGATTGTAATAATGGCACAAACAGTCGGCATTGTGGATATTTATTGGCGCGGCCAATATATCGCCACGGAAAAAGGCGGCACTCTCCGCCTTGGCGGTTTGAAGAACAATGCGGTCACTTACGGCCGCCGCGTTGATCGGGCGCAGGAATATCAGGGCGCGGAAATCAACGCCACCACCAATTTGCGGCGCGGACAAAGCTTTGCCAGCCTGTTTGATGTTGATGAGGGCGAGCTGCAAGTGCTCTGCGATACGGGGCAGACTTATGTCTTTGAAGACGCCTTTTACGAAGGCGATCGGCCGCAAATTACCGGGGGCGAAGGCGGCAAGCTGGCGCTTAAATGGGCGGCCAGCGCCGGCAAGGAAGTTTTGAAAAATTAAGGAAGTAAGGAGCAGGAAATGAAGGAAGTAATTATGGACGCAGAGCTGGTGACAGCAGCCGGGATTGAGCCGCAGGCAGATATTGTCATTGATGAAACAGCGGCTGCCGGTGCGGCGGTGGTTGATGAGGCAGCGGGTGATGAGGCTTTGCCGGCGCGGGCAATCCGCAATGCCAACGGCACAATCACCTTGCCTTTGCGCTTTCCCGTATCTGTTAAAGTAAAAAAAGCCAATGGCACAATCGCCGAAGAAAAATATGACCGGCTGACTTTCCATTACCTGACCGGCGCGGACGTGCGGGCGATTATGACCGCGCCGAAAGACATGGCCAATATCACCACTTTCAGTCGTGCTACCAAAATCAACCAGGCGGTTATGAATGTGCTGTTTGACCAGCTCCATGTGGCCGACATCAATGACGGTGTAAAAATCATGGCTTTTTTTACCGAGGGGAAGGCCTGAAAAATATGATGGTGCTGATGGGCGCACTCGCTGAGATTGCGTCCTTCAGCGCCGCCGAGATTGAAGGCATGACGCTTACGAAAATGCAATTTTGGGCAGAATGCCTGAATCTTTATCATGAAGAAGTAAGGCAGCAAAACGGGGCATAGCCCCGGCTAAGGCCGACCGGCCGCCGGCGGCTTCAGCGCCGCCCCCGCGGAGGCGAGGCGAAGCCTCTGCCGGTGTTATCATAGATGCGCGCAAGGTGTGCAACGCAAGGAGATCATAATGGCCGGCAACAGGGATATGAAGCTCAATATCCTTGTGAATTTGAAAGATCAGGTATCCGGCGGTCTGAATAAAATTACGGCCAATATACGCAAAATAGGCGCTGCGGCCGGCATTATTGCCGGCATCAGCTTTATGGCACCGCTTAATGAGGCCGCCGCTTTTCAGCAACAGCTTTTAGATATTGCCGGCACGGCAGAATTGTCGGGCAAACAGGCCTTTGCCTTTGTTGATCAGGCTAAAACGCGCTATGAGGCCATGGCGCTGGAAATCGCGCAATCGTCCCGCACCATAGCCGAAGGTGCCGGCAGCATGATTGCTGCCGGCATTAGCCGGGCGGACGTAGATGCCTCTATCCGCGATATTGGCAAGGCCGCTACCGCTGCCAATGCCGATTTTGCCGATATGAGCCGTGTCGCTACCAGCATGATGATGAACTTGAAGCTGCCGGCCAACCAGGTAAAAGACGCATTAGGCGCTCTGGTGGTGGCCGGCAAAGACGGTTCATTCGAACTTAAGGACATGGCGCGCGAATTTCCCAACCTCACAAGTGGCATGGCCAATCTGGGCATAAAAGGCCGCGAAGCGGTCAATACCCTATCGAGCATGGCGCAAATCGCCATGAAATCCGCCTCAATGCCCAGCCAGGCGGCCACTAATCTCGGCGATTTTATTTCGCAGATCCAAAGCCCGCGGGTGGCAAAATCTATGGCCAAAATGGGTGTAGATATTCAGGCCGTAATGATGGACGCTTCGGCCAAGGGCATTAACCCGCTCGAGGCGGCGCTGCAAAAAGTCAGTCAGGTCGCGGGCGTCAGTGGTGAAACCATTAGCAAATATATGAAAGAGGCGGAAGGCCGCGGCCTCAAAGGCGCGGAAGCAATGGGCTTTGTCCGTGAGCAGTTGGAGCGGATCGGCGCCGGCGGCAATCTTTCTAAAATATTCGGCAATCAACAGAGCCGCGATTTTGTCATCGCCATGCTCGGCAATATGGACGAATATCTGAAAATCAAGAAACACGTGGCCGAGGCCACCGGTGCCAATACAGAGAAGGATTCTGCCACCCAGATAAAGGGCCTCAATCGCCAATTAGTGATTTTTAGCGAGATCGGCACACAGGCGGCGCGCGAAGTGGGCTTTGCTTTTGGCGCCTGGTTGCCAATGATCAATGACCTGTTCGGCGGCTTGTTGAAAAAATTCCGGCAATGGGACGCTGACAGCGGCGGTATGCTCAAAAAAGCGCTGTCGCTCGGTGCCGGCATTACCCTGCTGGCGGCCGGGCTGGGCGCAATCAGCCTTGTTTTGCCGATTGTCACCGCCGGCTTTAGTGCCCTGGCCGGGATTTTCGGCGCGTTGCTGTCGCCTGTCGGCCTGCTCATTGCCGCTCTGGCCGGTGCCGCTTATTTGATTTATGAGAATTGGGAAACAATCGCCCCCATGCTGGCCGGCTGGTGGGGCAGCATAAAAGAGAGCAGCCTTGCTGCCTGGGCGGGCATTAAAGGGGCATGGAGCAAGCTTGTCCCCTATATGAGCCAGCTTTGGAGCAAAATATCGCGTGATGCCGGGCGGGCATGGCAGGCGATAGTGCCTATAGCGGAGCGCGCCTGGGGAGCAATTAAAAACGCGGCGGCCAATATTTTTGCCGGCATAAACTGGGATAATGTCGGTGCAACCGTCTTGCGCGCTTATGAGGCCACCATTCGCGCACTTGGCAATGCCTGGGAGTGGCTCGGCCGCGTTTGGGAAGATGCCAGGCCTTATATGGAAGGCATCGGCCAGAGCCTCACCCGCACTTTCGGCACTATGGGCGGGGTGGTGCAGAATGTTCAGGGCATTGCCGGCGGCCTGCTCGATCTGGCCGGCGCTATCGCCAAATGGCTGGGTTTTGGCAATGATAAATCCGGCGTGCCGGAATTTCTGGGCGATATTATCGGCTTTTTGGGGCAGCTCGCGGCGCTGGGGCTGGAAGGTGTGGCAAATGCGCTGCAAATAATCAGCGGTGCCTTGCGCAGCCTTATAGATTTGCTCAACGGCAAAGCGCCTGACTGGGAGAATTACTTTCCAAAAGGGCTGGTTTCCTTTGTCAATAAGCTGGGCACCGGCATCAGCAATATCAGCAAGGCGATGCACAGCCTCACCGGCGAGACTTTTGTCGGGCGGGATATGGTAGAAGTAAAACCCGGCGATATGGCGCAAATCAATGCCCGGGCTGATGCCGGCCAGGCCGCGCTTCAGCAAATGCCCGGTTATGATACTAACCGAACCGCCGGTGATTTTTTCCGCCAGAATGGCGGCATTGACGGCCTGCCCATGCCGGCGCCGGTAAAGATTGACAATAAAGCCGAAATGACAGTCAAAGTTTTAGGCGGCCAAGCCGAAGTCAGCGGCCGCTTTAATGGCGAGCCGATCAACGCCGTTGACGGCGGCCGTATGATTGCCCGCCCTTAATCGCCATAGGGCTTTAACCCGGCGGCAATCGCCGCACAGGCAAGGGCAATAGCATGCGGAATTGCCGCCGGCTTGCCGTTGCCTGTTCGGCCACGCTCATAGTTTTCTACTGTTATCGTGGTCAAATGTAATGTTGCAGCGGCCTTTGCCTGGCTAAAACCCATTTCTTTGCGCCAAGACTTGAATTTTTCTTTATCCATTGCTATTATATCCAGATAAAGGAAGGTGAAGACTGATTGGCCTAATCGGTTCGGGGGTTTTACGCCCCGAACCTTTTAAGTTAGAATTTCAAAATCAATTCAATGTGCCAGCAAAGAATTTTCATTTGAAACCTAACATATTTAGGCTTTCTCAATAGTCTCACCTTCCTTTCTGCTTTGTAAGAGAACTATCTCTCTTACAAAAACAACTTACCTAAAATATTTAGGTAACGCAAGCGCAAATTTGCATTTTTTTCAGAAAATTTCTTTTTTGTTTGCGCGCGCCGGCGGCCAACCCGCGCGTGTTTTCTGCCTTATCCGCGCCTTGGCGCGGATAGGTTTTTGCCTGTGGCTGCGCCATAATCGGGGGCATAAGCCGGCGCGGTTTCCTCCCGCTTCTCGCGCCGGCTTTTCCACCTCACAAAAAGGCGCGCCTGATAATGCTTTATATTTTGAATGGGCTGATTATTTTGTCATTTTTAGCATGGGCCGGCTGCCTGTTCTGGGGTGCTGTGGCGTTTATTCGGGCAGACAGGCGGCGATAAATGGCACTACCACCCCCTTTGCCCGGCCTGATGCCGGCCAGCTTTCGCGGCATCGGCTTTTATGCGCCCGATGTCTCAAGCGAAGTAGGCCGCCGCATTGCCGCGCATTATTTTCCCGGGCTGGATATTGCCGCCTATGATGATCACGGCAAAAGCCCGGAAAAAATCACCATAGAGGGTATGTATGTGGGTGATGATTATATCGCTCACGGCAAGGCGCTTAAATCCGCCTTTGAGCAAAACGGCACCGGCACATTGATGCACCCGTGGTGGGGTGCTATCCGCGCGGTTATTGTCGAGCAGGCCACCGTCAGCTATTCGGCGGCCGAGCTGCGGGTGGTGCGTTTTTCCGCCACATTTGAAAAGGCCGAAGACAATATATTAGGCAAGCTGTTTGGTGCCCTCGGCTTGGGAACAGTGCCCAAATTACTGTCATCGGCTTTAACTCTGGCAAAACAGGCGCAATTTGCCATTAGCCTGGTAAGCGGCAACACATTGTCGCGCTTGTTATCGGACGCGGTCAGCCGCACTGCCGGCACATTTGCCGGCGCTATTGGCGGCCTTGCCGGCGCGCCCGGCACAATATTAAGCGGCTTTTTGCCAAAAGTGCTGCCCACTTCCGCCCCCGCCTTTGGCCAGATGATTGAGGGCGTGGCCAATAATCTGATCAAGGCCACGGTAAATACAGCCATATCGGCCGTGGCGCCGGCTGCCGGCGCGGTTGTGCCGGCGCCGCTTTTATCGGCCGATGCGGCGCTTGGCGCCGCTCTGGCTGTGGCCGACAGCCTGACAACCGCCAGTGCCCAGGCGGTGAGCACGGTAGATCGCGCTTTATTGGCTGCCGGCAGCGGCACTATGCTGGCCGCGGCGGGGCAGTTGGCGACAGATATTGCCCCAGTGAGCCGCAAAGCGGCGCTGGCCACGCGCAAGCAGATAGCTGACAGCCTCAATGCCTATTCAGACACCCTTCAAAGCCTGTTTGAAACGCCTTTGGCCGATGCCGCCAGCCGCCTTTATCGCGCCGCCGGCGCGGTCAAGCCGGCGGCAATAAATGATATTAACGAGACTATCGGCCGTTTGCCGGCCACTGTGTTGCTGGAGCTTGATCGCGGTGCCGATGCCTGGCTGATCGCCAATATGCTTTATGGCGACAAGCCGCAGGAGCTTGAGGACACCTATGCCGATCTTATCAGCCGCAACAGCCTGCGCCACCCGGCCGCCATTCCCGCCGGCAAAATAGAGGTGCTGCCATGATGCCGCAAGCTCCATTATCGGCGAAAGAAATAGCAAAAGAGTTTCGCCGGCGTCAATTTAAAGAATTTGATGAGGCTTTATGCGGACTGGACAGAGGCAAACAAAAAGCAGATTTTATCTTGCAGCACGACACTCTTTACCGCTCATATCTTTCAGCCGGGCAGGAACTTGCTGCTCACCGTCTGGCTTTGGAAATACTTATGCCGCAGCCGGAATTCGGTAAAAAGAATGCTGAATTTTCTAGAATATATTCGGGTGATGATTTAATCCAGCACATTGCCGATATGTTCCATGTTCTGCCGTGCCATGCAGCCGAGCGTTTGGAGGTGCTGCCATGAGAGCTATTCAGCTAAAGATTGATGGCCAAGTCTATGAACAGTGGACAAGCGCTGAGGTGTCAAGGGATTTGAAGAATTTCGCCGGCACTTTCCGCTTTACCTGCCGCGACAGCTTCCGCGCGCAAGCCACATTCCTTTACGCCTCTTCCATTCCACCGGTTTTTCAGCTCCGCCCGGGGGCAGAGGTGGAAATCACCGTGGAAGGTGAGCTGGTGCTTAAAGGCTTTATTGAAACAGTCAGCCCCAGTATTGATGAAAATGAAGCCAGCGTTACCATTAGCGGCAAGGACAAGGCGGGCGATCTGATTGATTGCGCGGCTTCGGAAAAGGGCGGCGATTTCAAAAACAGCAAGCTGGAAGATGTGGCAAAAAAGATTGCCGGGCCTTACGGGCTTTCGGTGCGGGCGGAGGTAGATACGGGTGAGATTTTCAGCCGATACGGGCTGGACATGGTGGAAACCGGGCTGGCGGCGCTGGAAAAGGGCGCCCGGCAAAGGCAGCTTTTGCTGCTGTCAGATGGCGTGGGCGGGCTGGTTATCACCCGCAGCGGTGCGCAACGCGCCCCAGCAGCACTGAAACTGCCTGGCAATGTCAAAAGCTCCAGCGGCACTTTTACGCATAAGGGGCGCTACAGCAAGACCATTGTCCGCGGCCAGGGCGAAAAGGCCGGCGGCAAAAGGCTGGACGGCAAAGCCGCGCCGCTCGGCGCCGGCAAAACTGTCAAGCCGGAAGATCGCAAGCCGGGCGATGGCAGCGCGACAAAAATTGAGGCGGCCGGCGTCTGTGCTATTGGTGAAGCGGTTGATGACGAAGTCAAGCGCTACCGGCCGCGCGTGCATCTGGCTGCCACCAAAAGCGATACAGCCGCTTGCAAATCAGAGGCCGACTGGCGCAGCCGTTCTTCCCGCGGCGCCGGCGAGGAAATGCGCTATGTGGTGGCGGGCTTTAAGGCTAATGGCAGCCTTTGGAAGGTTAATCAGATGGTTTATGTGTCTGACGCCTATCAGGTGCTGGAGCGTGATATGTTGATTTGTGGCACCAGCATGCGTGAGGACGATAGCGGTCAAACCACCGAAATCACTATTGTCAGCCCGGAAGCTTTTGATAATAAAGATGTCGGCGGCCGGCGCAAAAACAAAAAAGCAAAGGGCAAAACCGGCACAGGCGGCGCGCTGGACGGCACCGCCAGGCCGCTGGGCGGGTAAATTTCTTACGATTAGCCACGCGCGGGTAATCTTTATCGTGACGCGCGCCGGGTTGGCGGGCGGCGGCGCGCAAAAGGAAAAAATATGGATAATGAAACGGCCGGGAAAATCCGCGGCATGATCCGCCGGGTGGTGGTCACCAAAGTAGATGATAGTGGCGGCACCCAGACAGCCGCGGCCACAATCGGCCAGGGCGTGGAGTTGGCGGCGGTCGAAGTTTTGCAGCCTTTCGGCCTGGCCGGCCATGCACCGGTAGACGGCGCAACGGCTCTCTGCCTGATGGCCGGCGGCGATGAAGGTGACCCCGTGCTGCTCCCCATGGCCAACCCGTCAAAGCGCTTTGGCGGCTGCGCAGAAGGCGATGTCGCGCTTTATAATAGCGGCGGCGATTATGTAATGCTGCGCGCCGGCGGCACATTGGAAATAGTAATCGGCGCCGCTGCTGTTTTAGAGCTGCCCGCCGGCATGGTAATCAAAGCCCCTGCGGTGAAAATTGAAGGCGGCCGCCTAAAAGTGGATAAAGACATTATCTGCCATGGTGATGTGAGCGATAAAAAAGGCAGTATGCAAGAGATGCGCGATACTTATAACGGCCACAGCCACCCTTCAGATGGCACCCCACCAAATAACAAGATGGAGTGATTATTTCTTTTCTATAGCAGTAGTCACGGCGTTTGTGCCGTTTATATTGGCCTTGTAAGTAGTTATAATAAACCCTGTATTATCAGGAAATTTTTCTATTTTTGTCTCTTTTGCCACTGTGGCTTTTGCTATTTCTTGAGAGATATTGTGGCGCTCATTCATACTGAGTTTTGGGTCAACCAGCCCTACCATCGCCGCAGTGGCAAAGCCAAAACTAACAATATCCACATCGGCAATTTTTTCAGCTTTTGCCCAATTTTCCCAGCTTACGGTAAAAATATTTGCTTTATCGCCTTTTTTATCAGATGCCGCTAAAAAATGCACATTATCAAGCGCAACGCCGGCCATATTGATGCTGTAAAGGCAGCTATAAACACTGTCTTTGCTGCTCCCCGTTGTACAGAGTATTTTCTTTATGGCTAAATTCGGTGCTCCTGCTACGATCGCCTGTTTGCGAAAAGCGCTTACAACATTTTCAGGTAAGCCATTATACCCGGCTGCCCCCGCCGCACCCACCATAGCCAAAATCGCCGCTCCGGCCAGCAAAATTCTCCGCAT